TGCAGGTTTTTATAGAGACATTGACATTCAACCAGGACAATTAAACGAAGATGATATTCAAAAAAAGGAAAGAGAACTTGAAGGAACGACAAGAGGTCGTGATGAAGACGTATTTAATATTTTAGAATGTCACATTAATTTAGATTTGGAAGGTTTTGAAGACGTTGGGCCCGACGGTGAGCCTACAGGAATTAAACTTCCATACATTGTAACATTAGAAGAAAACTCAAGAGAAGTTTTATCTATAAAAAGAAACTATGAAATAAATGATCCTAAAAGAGCTAAGATACAATATTTCGTACACTTCAAATTTTTACCAGGACTTGGTTTTTATGGTTTTGGTTTAATACATATGATCGGCGGTTTATCAAGAACTGCGACATCTGCCTTAAGACAATTATTAGACGCTGGAACTTTATCAAATCTCCCAGCAGGATTTAAACAAAGAGGAATCAGAATTAGAGACGATGCACAGGCAATACAACCTGGTGAATTTAGAGATGTAGATGCACCTGGAGGAAACATCAGAGATTCATTTATGATGTTACCATTTAAAGAGCCTAGTCAAACTCTCTTACAGCTTATGGGTGTCGTTGTAACTGCAGGTCAAAGATTTGCTTCTATAGCAGACTTGCAAGTTGGGGATGGGAATCAGCAAGCCGCGGTGGGCACGACAGTTGCGCTGCTAGAAAGAGGATCAAGGACTATGTCTGCGATTCACAAAAGAATCTATGCAGCATTAAAACAAGAATTTAAATTATTAGCACGAGTTTTCAAACTTTATCTACCTGCAGAGTATCCATACGATGTAGTTGGTGGTCAAAATACTATTAAACAATCTGATTTTGATGACCGTGTAGATATCTTGCCAGTTGCTGATCCAAACATATTTTCTCAGACACAGCGTATTTCCCTTGCGCAAACGGAATTGCAACTGGCACAATCAAATCCAGGAATACACAATATGTACAATGCATATAGACATATGTATGAAGCATTAGGTGTAAAAGACATTGATCAAGTTTTAATTCGACCACAACCACCACAACCAAAGGACCCAGCGTTAGAACACATTGATGCTCTCGCTGGGAAACCGTTCCAAGCATTTCCAGGTCAAGACCATAGAGCACATATTACCGCTCACTTAAATTTTATGGCAACTAATATGGCTAGAAATAATCCGGTAATAATGGCTGCATTAGAAAAAAATATTTTTGAACATATTAGTTTAATGGCTCAAGAACAAGTTGAAGTAGAATTTAGAAATGAATTACAACAACTACAACAAATGCAAATGATGATGCAACAAAATCCACAAATGGCACAGCAATTACAAATGCAAGCTAGAATGATGTCTGAAAAAATTGAATCTAGAAAAGCTGTATTGATTGCAGAGATGATGGAAGAGTTTATGAATGAAGAAAAAGAAATTACTTCTCAATTTGACAATGATCCAATTGCAAAACTAAGAGCAAGAGAACTAGATCTTAGAGCAATGGAAAATGAACGTAAGAAAAAAGAATCTGAAGACAGATTAAATCTTGATAAGATGAAATCAATGATGAATCAAGTGACAGATCAACAAAAACTAGAACAGAATGAAGAATTAGCAAACTTAAGATCTGATACTTCAATAACAAAAACTGTTTTACAACACGAACTAAAAAATAGAGGAGGCATATAATGCAAAAAGGACAAAAAAAGGTAGCTAAAGTTATGAGAGAGTTCAAAAAAGGAAAACTTCATAGCGGGAAATCTAAAAAAATCGTAAAAAATCCAAAACAAGCGATTGCAATAGCACTTTCTGAAGCTAAAATGAGCAAAAAAAAGAGGAGAAAATAGATGATAAAAAACTTTAAAGATATTGTTATTTTTTTAATCACAACTGGTGTTTTAATTTTGTTAGCTATAATAATTGTGGGAGATTACATTGTAGCCCTCGAAGAAAATCGTCCAGTCGATGAGAGTGTGATAACCTTAATGAAGATGTCCGTTACTGGTTTAATAGGCATAATAGGCGGTTATATTGGAGGAAGTAGAAACTAATGGCAGACAATAAATCATTTGCAGGAACAGAAGTAGATCACGGTTCAGTGCAAAAAGATAAAAATTCCGTATCCGCTGGAGTTGGTGCAGAGGCAGGTGCTGAAGCATCTTCTAAAAGAGGATTAGGGAATGGTACTACAGGAGAGGCATCCGCAAGTACAGGTGTATCTGCTACCGCAGGTGCAAGTGCAGAAGCAAAAAATGGTA